TAGCTGGGATTTCTGCGGCTTCTGGTGTTGATTACAATCCGACTGCTAACGACGATGACAATAGTTTAGACCCTTTTGGCGGCGCTGGGTCTGACATTTCTGATGATTATGTAACGAATGACGGCGGTATTTCTTATACTTATGACCCTATTGTTTCTGGCGGTACTGGCACTTCCACTGGCGGCACTGGCGGTTATGACGGCAGCACTTACGATGAGGTTCCCACTTACAACTACGACGACGACGAGGATTACACGCCTACGTCGGATGAGTTAAACGCGGCTATTGACGCTGCTGGTGGGGTTAATTTGACGGACAGCGATTACGCGGCTGATGTTGATTACACGACGACTGGCAGCGGCGCTAATTATACGTCTACTGCCACTGCGGATGATGATGATCCTTATGTAGCTCCTCCTGAGCCACCCGCTCCTCCCCCTGTTTATTATGACGCTGTTGGCAATCCGTATGGTTCTCAGGCAGAAGCGGCGGCGGCGGATGCGGCGGCTGAACAGGCTGCGGCGCAAGCGGCTGCTAATATGGCGGCGGCTTTTGATGAGCCTACTCCTGCTGAGATTGCGGCGGCGAATGCTGCTGCCCAGCGCGAGGCTTATGATGATGATGAATACACGGTTATGTCACAACCTGTTGCGCCAGCGGTAAATGACCCGACTGGTTCTGAAATAAGTTACGCGGATATTTTAAGTAGTGCTGGCGTTTCTGACGAAGAGATTGACAGTATGCGTGAGAACATACTGAGTGGTACGACTGACACTGATTTAGAGCCATTGGATTTTAGTTTCTTGGATGAAACGAATGAGCTTTTAACTGAGCTTGGCGTTGCTCCAATTGATATTGCTGCGCTTACCAAGGTTGGTGACACGGGTATTAACCTTGAGGGCGCTAATACAGCACCTGCCGCTCTAACTGAGATGGCTCTTGGCGGTGATGACGCTCCGATTACTTATGATGGTGATCAGGCGTTGGGTGCTTCTGGTGGCTTAGATAGTAGTCGTTATGACTTTGTTGATGACTTGCCTGATGATGCTTTAGATTTTGTTAATGACGTTGGAGCCACTGACGACGATTTGGCGACAGACTTTAGCGTAGTTCCTACTGACGACAATGTTGAACTAGAGGCTTTGATTTCTGAAAGAGATGCTTTAGCGGAATCACTTGTGCCGAATGAGGCTTTAGTTGAGGCTGGCAAAGATTTAGAGTTTCAAAATTATCTTGATGGCTTGGTTGATAGGGACTTCACTGACCCTGATCAAACTGGCTTGGAGGCGTTTGAGACGGCTCAGTATGATGCTGGTGACTTCACAGACAACAACACGGTTGATGATTTCATGACTGGAAAGACAACCAGTGAGATTCAAGCCATCGAAGATGCGGCAAATATTTTCCAGAATGAAGGTGCTGAGGCTCTTGGTGAGTTCAGAATGGACTTAGGCATGAGTCCCATTGAGCCTTCAGTGGCTTCTGACGAAGCAATAGCTCGTGCTGAGGCTGACATGAGTGGCTTGGATATTATATCTGATCAGAACAATGTTGGCACTGGCGCTACTGAGACGAGCGATATACCCACTATAGAAGAGATTAATCAGACTGCTTCTACGGTTACTGGTCAGACTGGCTCTGAATTGTATCTATCTGCTATGGATAAGGTATCTGATCCTAGCTACGATCCTAATAACAGCAACCTAACAACTGAAGAGCAATATGCCCTTTATGGTGCTCGCGGTAGAGCGCCGAATGCGGCTGAGACGGCTTATCTGAATGACTTGTTGAGTGATGCTCGACACAAAGAGGATGTTATCAATCCTGACACTGGAGAAGTTATTGCCAAAGCTGGTGATTATGTGACCAAGCAGGGATTCATGGATCAAGCTGGGGACGTTGTAGTTAATTTAATTGATACGTTCTTGAACCCATTTAGCATCTTTGGCGATCAGTTCACCATTTCTGGCAACAACAAAGCACGCGTTGAAAAGCAACTTGAGGCTTACAAAAACGGTGGAACGTTTGTTTATGATGAGAATGGGTCTGTAGTTGGTGTTGCGGAGCCTAACTACGATGCGAGTGGTGATGGTAACAACGATACTGTTGTTATTTTCGATGAAGAAGGTGAGATTAAAGTTACTGGCGATGGCCTAGACACTGACACTATTGAAATATCAAATGAATTTTCTGAAGAAGACGATCAAATTGTTATTGTCGAATCAGACTCAACTTACACGAATCCTGAAGACGAAGGTGGAGATGTTGTTGTAACCACGCCTACAGTAGAAGTTGATAATGACAACGACGACAACATTCCGATTTGTGAAGAGGGCTTTGAGTTCGATCCGGTAGAAGGCATTTGTATGCCTATTGATGAAATAGGTGACGGCACTCGAAAAATTAAATTCAAGCCAAGACCTCCACGAGATAATACTCCTGCACCTACGCCTACTCCAACGCCTACGCCTGATGTGGGTGGATTAATTATTCGCCAACCTCAATTTAACAGAGGTGGTGTTGTAACGCGTAACATTGATAAGTTTGCCAATGGCGGTGTTGTGACTCCGAATATTGATAATTTCTTAGGTGGAATGAGACGATAAAATGAATGACCTTAGCGACTTTTCCAAGTTTCTAACAGACGAGGAGTTAGCTAAGGTTGCTCCGATGCTTGAGCGTTTAAAGACGCTTGATAATCGAACGGAGAAGCAGAGTACATTTATAAATTTTGTAAAGCATGTTTGGCCTCAGTTTATTGAGGGCAGGCATCATAAGATTTATGCTGAAAAATTACAAGCTGTAGCGGATGGTAAGTTAAAGCGTTTAATTATTAACATGCCCCCGCGTCACACCAAGTCAGAGTTTGCGAGTTATTTATTCCCGACTTGGCTGATGGGCAGGCGACCTGATTTGAAAATTATTCAAGCAACGCACACGGCTGAATTGGCTGTTGGCTTTGGTCGTAAAATTAAAAACTTAATTGAGAGCGAGGATTTTAAAGATGTTTTCCCGAATGTTAGCTTGGCTACGGACGCTAAGGCGAGTGGTCGTTGGAGTACCAATGGCGGTGGTGAATATTATGCGGTGGGTGTGGGCGGCGCTTTGGCGGGTCGCGGCGCGGATTTGGCGATTATTGACGACCCCGTTTCGGAACAAGACGCGTTAAGTGTTACTGCATTAGATAACATTTACGAGTGGTACACTTCTGGTCCCAGACAGCGTTTACAGCCCGGTGGTGCGATTATTATCGTTATGACCCGTTGGAGTATTCGTGATCTGACTGCTAAGGTTTTAAGCAAGCAGAGTGAAAAAGGTGCTGATAAGTGGGAGATTGTAGAGTTCCCCGCTATCATGCCGTCTGGCGACCCGTTGTGGCCTGAGTATTGGAGCTTGGATGAGCTTGAGGGCGTTAAGGCGTCTATTCCTGTTGCCAAGTGGAATGCTCAGTATATGCAGAACCCTACTGCTGAAGAGGGTGCGATTATTAAGCGCGAGTGGTGGAACATGTGGGAAGACGAAGACCCACCCGCTTGCAGCTATATTATTCAGAGTTATGACACTGCGTTTAGTAAGTCTGACAGGGCTGACTACAGTGCGATTACGACTTGGGGTATATTTCACAATGATGAGACGCGAGAGGATCATATCATCCTTTTGGACGCTGAAAGAGGGCGCTGGGAGTTTCCAGAACTGAAGGAAGAGGCGTTAAAGTCTTATAAATTATATGAGCCTGACATGGTTCTAGTGGAGCAAAAAGCGAGTGGAATGCCATTAACTCAAGAGCTTCGCAGGATGGGCATTCCTGTAACACCATTTACTCCGAGCCGCGGTGCTGATAAGTTTACTCGTATGCACGCCTGTGCGCCTGTGTTTGAAAGTGGCATGGTGTGGGCACCTGAGACGAATTTCTCAGATGAAGTTATGGAAGAATGTGCGGCATTTCCCAATGGTGAACATGATGACTTGGCGGATTCGATGACTCAGGCTATACTACGATTCAGACAGGGTGGTTTTATCACCACTCCGAGTGATTATGATGATGAAGAAGAGGCTGCTTTTATGCGGCGCAAACGCGAATATTATTAGGAGGCTTTTATGGCTGATCAAAAACAAGCAATTATGAAGGCTCTGAAGCAAGCTATGGGCGGTGCGCCGATGAGTTCACCACGACCAAAGATGCGCCCTGCGGGTCTTGCTAGGGGCATGGATGCAACTCCAGCGGAGATTGCTGCTTTAGAACGTGGCAATCGCATTCAAATGATGGAAGGCCGTGAGAACGAGGCAATTCTTAAAGGCGAAAAAGCCATTTCAGATGCTGATAAAGCAAAAATACTTAAAATGATGATGGGACGAATTAATAAGTCTCCTGCTGGCATGATGAAGGGCGGCAAGGTCATGAAGTATGAAGATGGCGGCGCTGTGAGAAATAAAAAGGTTAAGAAACCAAAGATGGGCTGTGTCATGAAGGGACGCGGCGGCAAGTATAAAGGACAAAGCTAATGCCAAATATGTCAAAAAAATATAAAGGATTTTCAAAGTTACCTGAAGCGGTTCAGCAAAAGATGGACCCTGAAGCGGCTATGAGGTATATGGAAGGCGGCGCTGTTAAGAAGTACATGGGCGGCGGTGCTGTTAAAAAATATGGTCATGGTGGCAACGTTGAGAAAGACGGCGTTATGTATGAGCATGATCCAGAGCCTCAAAAGGCTTCCACAAAAGGTGGTACTGGTGGCGGTCATTCCCGCGGTGGCGGTGCTGCTATTAGCGGAACCAGATTTTCTGGAGTAAAATAATGGCTAAAATCATCATTAACATTGATATGGAAGAACTGAAGTCTGGCGTTAATCAACTCGTTGATGATGATATGTACGATGATGATATGATGGAGGAGGAGATTTCTTGCCCTCTATCAACTCAAGATTCGTCTATTAACGATGAAAATCGTGAGTCTGCGATCAAAGACCAAGATTACGGCGCGGCTGAAAGTGACAAGAATGTATGTGGTACATGCGCTTATTATGACATTCGCGCTTCTGTTTTGGATTGCATTGATAACGGAATAGGAATGAAAGAAGACGTTCCTGTAGGTTACTGCACCGAATTAGACTTCACATGTATGGCGGAAAATGTCTGCAACTTGTGGAAAAAGGGTGGCCCTATCACAGATTTTGACAATATTAACACTCTTGAGCCAATTGAGGGTAACGAGAGGGACATTTTCTAATGGCTATTGAGCAAGGTTTAGGTGCTGGCGGCACTCCCGAAGAACCAGTGATTGAAGATACAACTCGTATGCAGGAAATACCTGAGCTTCCAGCAACTCCGGGGATTACTGAATTCGATGATGGTAGTGCCGTTGTTGGTGAATATGAAGAAGAGGGTGAGCCTGTAGCTGACGTTCCTTTTGATGGAAACCTTGCAGACGTTATTGAGGAAGATGAGCTTATGGCTATATCTTCTGATATTGTTAACGCGATTGAAGATGACTTTGCGGCACGCCAAGACTGGGAAGATACATACAAAAAGGGACTAGAGTTTCTTGGTATGAAGACTGAAGAGCGCAGTGAGCCTTTCGAGGGTTCTTCTGGTGTTATTCATCCTTTGCTTGCTGAAAGTGTTACGCAGTTTCAAGCGCAGGCTTATCGTGAGTTATTGCCTGCAACTGGACCTGTTCGTACCGCCGTTGTTGGCGCACAGAATGAAATGCTTGTTAAGCAGTCTGAGCGTGTCAAAGACTACATGAATTATATGATTACATATGAAATGGAAGAGTACGATCCTGAGTTGGATCAGATGCTGTTTTATTTACCTGTGATTGGATCGACATTTAAAAAAGTTTACTTTGACCCGCTTAAAGGGCGTGCGGTCAGTAAGTTCATTCATGCTGAAGATGTGATTGTGCCTTATGGTGCAACTGATTTGATGTCTTCTCCGCGGATTACGCATCGTTTGAATATGGATTCGAATGATGTTCGAAAGCTACAACTTGTAGGATTTTACAAAGACATCGAACTTCCAAGTTCTTCCAACTATGACGAAGCGTCTATGGGTGAGGTTGAGGAGTCTATTGATGACATTCAAGGCGTACATCCATCTGGACCGTCTGAGGATATAACTCTTTATGAAGTCCATACGTCTTTAGACATTGAAGGTTTCGAGGACATGGGTGAGGACGGCGAGCCTACAGGTTTGCGACTTCCTTATATCGTCACGATCATTGCCGATTCTGGTGATGTACTATCTGTTCGTAGGAGCTACGAGGAAGCTGACCCGATGAAGCGTGCGAAGCAATACTTCGTGCATTACAAGTTTCTTCCGGGTCTTGGTTTTTATGGCCTTGGCTTAACACATATGATTGGTGGTTTAGCCCAAGCATCTACGTCTATTTTGCGTCAATTGATTGATGCAGGCACCCTCTCCAACTTGCCAGCAGGCTTTAAGGCCCGTGGCGCTCGTATTCGTGATGAAGATTCCCCCCTACAACCGGGTGAGTTCCGCGATATTGATGTGGTTGGAGGCACCCTGCAAGGCTCTTTGATGCCACTCCCCTTCAAGGAGCCTTCAGGGACGCTTT